CTACCGCGCCATTGCGCGACCGGCGCGCGTCTTGTGCAGAAGCAGCACGATCGCCCCGGCGACCAGCCACAGACAGCCGATGACAACCCAGGTGACCGGCTCGTCAACGGGGACGCCGGTGCTAACCGCCAACAGGTTGGAGAGATGGAATCCGCCGTGGGCACCGATGGCCGCCCAGGTCGAGCCCGACACCCAGCGTGCAGCCATCGCCGCCGCCCCGAAGCCGAAGGGCATGGCCAGATAAGTCACGTGCTCGGCCCATCCCTCCTGGCCGCCCTGTGAGATCAGGTGCATGACGGTGAAGGCAACTACCGAGACGGCCGCCGCCGTCCGGGTGGAGCCGAGTGAGCGGAACAACCAACCGCGCCACACCAGTTCCTCGGGGATTCCCTGCAGAAAGAACCCCAGGGCGATCTGAATCAGGATCGCCGACCACCACGTGTCGCCCGGCATGGCGGGCTCCTCCCGAGCAATGCCGAGCGCTTCACCTACGGCACCGGCCAGGGCCATGACCATGAAGGCGGTGATGATCATGCCGACGCACCAGGCCAGCGCACGCGGGCTCGGGCGCATTGCCAGGTCGGCTGATCGGGCGTGATCCAGACGGGTGATCAGTATCCGGGCACACAGGAAAGCGCACACCGTCGCCAGGGACATGATCGCGAGCGCTGCCAGGCATACCAGCAGCAACCCCGTATTCCCCCAGCCGAAGACCTTCCCGTCCAGCAGCGCCTCAACTCCCGGAATTGCCATGACGAGCGTCGGCACCGTCGCGCTCAGCAGCATCACCGCGATGGCAATCACCACCCGCAGCACGGCGCCGCCCGGGCCCGGCCGGCTTGCTCGCGCCTCCGGCTCCGCCTCGGTTTTGACTCCTGCCCCGGTGATCTCGTGTGCGCTCATATCGATCACACTAAGTGGTGTGGGTCACCTAATCCAGAGCCAGTGCCGATAACCAGGGCCGACACGCCGCGGACTCAGGGAACCGTCCGGGGCCTCCCCGAGGGCCTTTACCGTCCTGTGCTCGTCCGGCTATGGTTCACAGGCATGGATCAATTGACCCGTCCCCGGAAGGCCGAAGCGGGTGACAAGATTGCGGTGCTGTCGCCGTCGCTGGCGGTGCCCGCGATCGGTCCCGCTGTTCATGAACAGGCGCTGGAGCGACTCCACGCCATAACCGGTCTGGTGCCGGTGGAGTTCCCCACGACCCGCCGTCTCGGAGCCGGCGCGCGCGAGCGCGCCGATGACCTGAACGCCGCCTTCGCCGATCCGAGCATTCGCGCGATCATCGCCACCGCGGGCGGTGACGACCAGGTGTCCATCCTGCCTTTTCTGAACTCCGAGCCCGTCCTGAAAGACCCCAAGCCGGTGCTCGGCTACTCGGACAACACCAACCTGCACCAGTGGCTGTGGGAGCACGGCGTGTGCAGCTTCCACGGCGGCGCCACCCAGGTTCACCTGGGACCCGGGCCCGAGGTCGACACCGTTCATCGCGCCTCCTTGCGTGCGGCACTGCTGACGGGTGAGACTCTGGAAGTCACCGAGCCGGGAGAGTCGGAGGACTTCGGCAAGGACTGGGCCGATCCGCAAGCGCTGAGCGAATACGGGACCCGCGAGCAGACGGCGCCTTGGCTTTGGGACGGGCCTCCCACAACAGTCAGCGGGCCCGGCTGGGGCGGATGCTTGGAGGTGCTGGTGCTCGGCCTCGCCGCAGGGCGTATCCATGCAGACGCCAGAGACCTTGATGGCTGCGTTCTGATACTGGAAAACTCCGAGACGCCCAAAAACGCCTCTCGCGCTAGATCGGCGCTAGACATCACAATCTGTCGGTGCACGTATGACGCCGGTAGACGCTCGTGCCGTCTAGCGATTGGCTACGGACAGGCTAGACGTGCACGGTGATAGCAGGCGTCAAAACGATGGGTTTCCGATGGGTGCCGCCTCCGCTAGACATGGCCGAAGCATGTGTCTACCGCGTCTTGCCTCACCCGCTCGGGCTTGCGCTATCGCAAGGTGTAGTGTCAGACTCTTGCTATCACGAAAGGAGGTGGTAGATGTGGTGCCTCCGACCTCCCCAGGTCCCCTACATCATCTCACCTCCAGCCTGGAAGGAGCCGAGCATGGAGTACAACGCGACCATCACCATCCGCGCAAAGGGCGACGACGTCGACGACGCCCTGGTCGACGCGCTGCGGGACTACCACCCCGCCGTATCCCCGTCCCCGCTTGCGGAGGACGCCTGGGACGCCGTCATCACCTTCGACGCCGAGACCCTGGGGCAGGCGCTGACCACCGCCCGGGCGATCGGCGAGCACCTGGGCGGCATGATTGGCCTGGAGGTTGTACCGACCACGGCCTGGGACCGGCGCGCAGACCAGGACGTCCGCTCAGACGACGACCTGGTGGGCGTCACCGACGCCGCCAGCAGACTCGGAGTGACCCCCCAGGCAATCCGCGAGCGCCTCGCCACCGGGACGCTGCCGGGGCGGAAGATCGGGCGGGAATGGGTCATCCCCGCCCGCGCGCTCGCCCGCCGATAACGCGACGACGAGGGGCCGACCACCAAAACGGTGGTCGGCCCCTCGTGGTGTGTCGTGTCAGTCGCTGCTCGGCTCGGGCGGGTGCTCGCCTGCGGTGGTCGCTGATGTCTCGCCTGGGCCGCGGGGGAGCCGGTCGATCGGTACCCCTGCCTGGACGGCCAACGCCCTAGTGGCCCAGCACGTGGTCTCCCACGCGGCCGCCTGGCGACGCCAGCGCTGGACCTCGGTCTCGATGTCGCGGCGCTGCAACCATGAGCGGCGTACCGCCTGGGCAAGGGATAGCAGCAGCGGGGAGCCAAGCGCTGCCACGATCACGCTGACGAGCAGGTCAGGCCGAATGGTCATGGGAGGACTCCTCCCGATCTGGTGCGTCGACGTCGTCGTAGGCGGCGAGGATGTCCGCGCCGATGGCGCGCGCCGCCAGCAGGCGCGTCTCCTCCTGCCTGAGCCGCGTGTGCGGCTCGAATCCCGGCTCCCACCACCTACCCCAGATCCTCAGGACACGCTGCCCGATGAGCAGGGCGACCGCGACCACAATCCACAGGTGCCATGACAGCCACCTGTCGGACAGCACGGAGCGGGTGATACCCAGGGCGGTGACGGCGCCCATGCCCAGGACCGTGAGTGCGGCGGCGGGAGCCTCCACGCCCCACCAGCCCCGCCACGCCGCCGGCGCGGCCGCTAGCGCACCCACGATCATCAGGACAGCCCCGATACCCACGTCCGCCGGGGTGGGTCCGGGACGGGCCAGGACCGCCACGCCGCCCGCGCCCAGGCACACATAGGTGGCGGCCGCGAGCAGGGATATCACCCTGGGGGGTGTGAGCGATCCCCACACGGAGCGGGAGACGGCGAGCGGGGCGGCGCGCATGGCCGCCTCACCCCTCGGCGCCGTCGTCGGCGCGGTGCCGAGCCTCATAGTCCGATTTGGACTCACCGCCGGGCGTTACGGCCCCTGCCCAGTCCAGGACGCCGAGCCGCTTTAAGACGGCGAAGGATGCCTGGGCGTAGCCGAGGGCGACGGCCGCCTGCGTGGCGATCATGTCCGCTTGGAGCGGGTAGCTGCCCATCCACCACGCCACCAGGGAGATAACGACGGCGGCCGCGATGGCAACGAGGCGGCGGCGGTTGGCGGTCCACTCTACGCGGTCCATGACCGCCTGCACGAGCGGCCACACCAGGCCCGCGATGGTGGCAAGGGTGAGCTGGTCAGCTCCGTCAATCAGGTCAAGCACGGCGATCACTTCTCCATCAGCTTGCCGGAGTTGGCGTAGGAGCTGTTGAGCATGTGCTGGAGCATCTTCCACGTCATCTTGCCGTCGATGCCATCAACCCACTTGCCGAAGTTGGCGCCGTTCAGGTCGGCGGGGCCGCCGACTTGCTTCATCCACTGCGGCGCCTTGTGGGCGGACCAATACTGGAACACCTTCCAGGTGCGCCAGCCCGCAATGCCGTCGGCGTCCAGGATGGAACGGCCGGTCAGGTTCTTGATGTCGTTGGCGGACACCTTGGTGCCGAGGAACTTCTGGAAGGCCGCCCACATGTCGGTAGAGGCATAGCCGCGAGTGCCGGTGCCCATGACTTGGTTGAAGCGGGCGTAGGTGTGGCCGCCGGGGATGCCATCGACATCGAGCATCAACTGCTTATCAGTGGCGGTCAGCTCGGCGGACGTGGTAGCGGCGGCGGTCTGGGCCTGGAGCGCCGTGGTGCCGGCGGATGCGGCGGCGACCTTCTGACCGCGGGCCATCTGGTCCAGGCGGGCCAGGTTGGCGTACCACGTGCCGGGGCACTGCGTCGCCATCCAGTCCTTGTGACCCTTGAGTGGGAGGTCGCCGTGCTCCTCACGGATCGCGGCGACCAGCTTTGCCACCACGGCGAAATCCTGGTCTGTCATCTCGGGCCGGCACTCGATACCGATACTGCGTGGGTTACCGAGGGCGCCCGCGTGCCACGCACGGTCACGGTCCGAGATGATCTGAGTCACGCCCTGTGAGGAAGCGACGTAGTGCGCCGAGGTGTCCCCGTTTTTGCGGCACAGGTAGTTGACGACGCCGTCGTGGGTCTGCCCGTAGGAGCCCCACCAGTGGATCGTGATCGTGTTCGGAGCCCCGGCCGGGCGGCCGGCCGAGTAGTTCGGGGACTGCCGGACCGCGGTGACGGCCCGGTTAGGCAAGATGGTGGACATAGCGTCCTCTCTCTGTTGAGTTCTGGGCACGAGAAAGGCCCCGACCAGCAGGCGGGGCCAAGAACGGAATACAGGGAATGATGGGCTACTGCTGTGGCGGTGGGTCGCCGTCGACGCCGGCGGATGACATCTCCGCCAGCTGCCGCTCCAAATCCTGGACGCGTGCCTCAGCGGACAGCGCACGGTGAGTCATCGCGGCAAGCTCGGCCGCGTATGCCTTGACGAGAGATTCCATGGGTTCCTCCTTATGCGGGGATGAACAGGATGGACATCTTCTGGGGACTCCAGGCAGTGAATGCGTTGGCACGCCCTGGGGTCGCGGCACGCAGCTGCGCTTTGACAGTGAATGTGCCTGACGTGGCGAGCCCGCTTCCGATTGCGGTAATGGCGAACGATGCGCCTCCCCACCCGGCGGCGTTGTAGATCAGGGAGTTTCCACCGATACGCGTGTCGTCAGTCTTGTACAGGTTCAGCCCAGCCCATGCGGGGGACCGGGCACCCATCAGCATGTCGCCGGTCACCACGAAGATGCCACGGCCGGACGGTACCGCGTTGAACGAGACTGTCCACGTGTACGCCCCGCTAGACGTTGGGTTAGTGGTGGACGAGAACTCTTGTTCCTTGTACTGGGCACCAAAGATTGAGTTCGCGACTGAGACCAGCTTGCCGGCGGCTGAGTTGTACACGGCCAGGCCGTTGGTGACACTGGATGCCAGCTGCGCGACGACACGAGAATTCTGGATGACCCGCAGACCGTTAGCCTGTGTCATCTCCGTGCGGTCGGCTCCTGCGGACGTGCGGATCGTCGCGCCCGTGATCGTGCCGCCGATGATCTCCGCCGCCTGGCCCCTGATCTGGGTGGTGATGTCGCCGGCCGAGTTGTAGGCCCGCAGCCCGTCCTCGGTGAGCTCAATGCGTGCCCCGGTGGCGGCGGTGCGTATGACGGCGCCGGTGATTACCATGCCGTCGATCGCGCCACCAGCGATCGCATCAGCGGTAACCGAGTTAGCGGCAAGCATCCCCGCCCGAATCCGCGCGAATACGCCGTCATCGGCGGTGATGATCCGGGTCCAGATCTCCTGCAGCACCGCCTGATTGATCGACGCCTGCTCAGACACCGTCAACTGGGACGTATTGATGGTCAGGAACTCGCCGGTGACGGCGGCGAGCCTGCGGGCGACGGCCTCGGTAATCTCCGCCGCCCCCGCGGTCAGCTTGCCGACATCCAGATTGGAGATCTGCTCGGAGGAGACCTGCATCCGCTCCCAGTCGGCCCCGGTCCACCGCCACTCAGCGACAATGTCCAGTGTCGAAGCGTCCTGCACCCGCACCGTGTCACCCGTGGTCTCACCATCGAATGACGGCATCGTGTCCGGGCCGCCCTTGATGTAGTGCACACGGCCGAAGACAGTGCGCATCCGGGTGATGGCGGCCTCGACCGCACCGGCAGCAAGCGCAGCCACCTGCTGCTGATACTCATTCGTTGTCTCCTGCCACACCCGGCCGTCGTGCGAATGTACGACATCGGCGCCATCGGCGCGGTCATCCCACCCAGGGAACGTGTGCGCGCCGGGGAATGTGGATGGCCCGGGCCACTCAATGTACTCAGACATCGAACGCCTCCCCTACAGCAAGAACGCCCGGCACAAGTGCGTAGCGGTCCCCGCCCCCGTCTGGTGCCGGATCCAGAAGCTGTACTCACTACCAGGGATACCAACAAAAACCAGTGTCGGCCTGTCAGCATTAAACGCGGACGTGCGGGCACCGATGACACCGCCTCCGGGTCCCTGATCAGCCCCACCGAATCGCGCCTCCAGGATCTGCTGCGACGTCGTCCCGCCACCACCCGAGCTAAAGACGGTCGACAGCATGATCACGGCCCCGAGAGCGCTTGCGGGGACTCGGAACGTATTCGCGTTCACCTGCACGAGCGGCGAGGGCACCGTCATACTCAGATTCACCCACCCCGCAGCCGTATACGCGGAGGCGTCCGGCACCCACGACACGGTCCGGACTCCCGCCTTCGGCAGCGCCGCGTCCGCGGTCTGCTGGGCGGACGTCGCCGTCGTTCTCACAGCCGCGAGCGCCTCAGCCGTGGCCGCCCCGTCAGCGGTAGCCTTCACGGCCGCGAGCGCCTCAGCCGTGGCCGCCCCGTCAGCGGTAGCCTTCACGGCCGCGAGCGCCTCAGCCGTCGCCGCCCCGTCAGCGGTAGCCGTCGCAGCCGCGAGACCGTCCTCAATGTGGTTCAGGGCGGCGGCGGTGATCGGCGTCCTGCCGTCGTATCCGTCGACCCAGTTCTGCGCACGCGTATATGGCATTCTGACTCCTTACATGGGCTATTGGCGGAGCACGAAGACTCTGGCGTCGGGGGAGACCCAGATGCTGGAGTCGACAGTGCCCTCGTCCGGCGGGTACGGGCTGGTGGACACCAGCGAGGTTGCGACCGCAGTCATCGCGTCGGTCAGCTGCGTCATCGTCGCCAGGGTCTGCGCGACGGCTGCCTGCTGCAACGCCTGGCTGGAGGACAGGCGGGATTCGACCTCGTCGGAGATCGTGTCCACGTCGATCAGCGCCTCCAGCGTGATCAGCGCAGCCGATGACCAGTTGGAGGCGTTGCCGGACCTGTCTACGGACCGCAGGCGCACCTCCCAGGTGGTGTAGTCCAGGCCGGGGATCCGCACCTCCCGGTCCTCCGGCATGTAGGTGCGGGACACAGTCCGGGGCGTCGCACCGGGTGCGACCACGGACACCTCCACGTGGGAGAAATCGGAGGGCATCCCACCGCCTTTGTAATCCAACCCATCCCAGGTCACCACCAGGACGGACAAGGCATTGCGCGCTGATGGCTCGGAGGGCCTCTCCGGCGGAGTGTCATCCGTGGAAGTAACGAACACGAACGGGCTCGCCCATGCCGAATAAGTGCCCTCCTGGGTGGCGTGGGCACGCACCTCCACAGTGTGCTGCTCCCCAGCTGCCAGACCCTCCACGGAGCCAGCCGTGGACGAGCCCACGGACCAAATACGCGGTACGCCTCCCGCCTGGGTGACACGCAGCTGGTACTCGATCCCCTCCAACGCCACACCGCGCGTGTCAGTGGTGACCGCGCTCCAGGCGGCGTCCATCGTGGCGACCGTCGAACCGTACGACGTCGTCCAGGCTGTGGTGCGAGCCACCAACCCGGCGGGCACGGCCGGGGTGCGCTTCGCAGCGGTCGACGCCGGCCGAGTCGAGTTCCCACCGGTAGACGCCAGGCCGACGATGCCCTTCGTCCGCTTCGCCAGGCGGGAGAGGCTGTCCGCCAGGACGGTACCGAATGTGGTGTGACCGGTCAGCCCCTTGTCATCCCACGTGAGGGAAACCTGGGCTACCTGCAGGCGATCGTTACCGTCGGCTCGCTGCACCTGCATCCAATCGCCCACCTTGTAGTCGGTGAACGGCAGCCAGCGGGCGTCGACAGCCGCCCACTCCCGCTTGATCTCCTCCGAGGCGGTCGCCCCGGCTTTCAGCGTCGACTGGGCGGATAGGCGGGCGGTGGACTCCAGTTCGACGCCTCCGGCCTCCACCACGCGCTCGATGCGTCGCAGGGACGCCGGCGCCTCGTCGTTGTGGTAAGTCCAGGACGCGTTGCCCTCGCCTTTCACCAGCACCTCGGTCGCGAGGTCCGCCCAGGAGCGGGACTCCGGCGCCGACGTCGTGCCGGCAGCCAGCGGCCACACAACAGGATTCTCGTCGGCTAGCACGGTGTCCGCGTTGAAGACCTTGAGCGTTCGGCCTTCCCACTGCCAATCGCACATCCCTAGATCGGTCAGGGACCCCAGCACGGAGCCGATCGTGGTCGACGCATCAAATGCCAGGGTGGTAACTGTCGTCCATGCAGCTCCTGCGCTGTCTCCTGCGGTGGTGCAGTCCAAGCTCAGCCCCTCGCCCCATCCGCGACGTACGGCAGCATCCCAGACCGTGCGCAGGATCGTGCCGGCGGACACCGACAAGAAGTTGTATTTCCCGTCCGCATCCTGGGCCTCCTGAGGCACTTCCCAGATCAGGGCCTCGTCCAGCATGCGCGAGATATGTACCGCATCTAGCTGCGGGCCTCCGTGCCGTCAGCCAACAGGTTGCCGGACGACGACAGCGTAATGAAGCGGCATCCGGGCGGCTCCCACCAGGCGACGCCGTCATAGGACAGCTCCACACCCACCTCAATGTCCCGATCCACCAGATCGCCGCGCGTCGCAGGCTCCGGCGCATAGGAGAGACTGAGCGTCGGGGTGTCGTTACGGGGGATCGTGGCCGTCATCGAGAGCACGTCCGGCAACTGCCCGAGCTGGTCGCCCAAAATGTCGTAGGCGACGGCACGCATCTGAGCATGAAGGGCCGGCATCAGAAGCACCTCCGCGCGACCACCTCGACCACGCCGCCTTGCACGGTCAGGCCGTGGTGACCGGTCGAGTCGGGGGTCAGGTTGAAGCCGTGGGCGGGCAGAGACAGCCCGGCTGTGGCGTCCGCCTCTGTAGACCATACGGCCGCGAACTCAGCAGGCCGGATGATAAGAGTCGCGCCGCTCACCAGCGACCCCTCCCAGGCGAGCGTGTCACCGCTCACCGCGTCCTGGATTACGATGCGCTGCGCCGACGGCGTCACCCGCAAAACAGCGTCCGGGATCGGCATCGCCCCGCCGTCCAGAGCGGACAGGTCCGTGGCCGGAGCCACGGCCTCATCCACGTCCCGCCACAGCCCCGACGGAGCCTCCAACACCACCAACAGGACGGCAGCAGACCCGGCAGGGTAGAACTCCGGCTCGATCGCGCCAGACAACCGCACCATTGCCTCCCGTGCCGGGGCACCCGCAGGCGAATGCGTCAGCGTCAGTAGCCGATCGTGCCGCCGAAACATGACTGCGAGCGCACGCAGGTTCGCGTCCAGTCCGGGGCGCCCCATACCGGAGTCAGTGATGAGCAGGCCGAGGGTAATGGTGATCGGGTCGGCGGAGGTAGGCACAGTGGGGAGGACACCGGTGCGGCCGGGGACCTCGGTGCTGACGAGCCGGGGTGCTCCCCAGCTGGGCAGGGTGGTGGCGTCGGTGAGGAGCCAGCGGCCCTGGGGGTCGTCGAGGTCGTGTCCGTCGAGTTGATACTCGCTCACCCGTGGCCTCCTTAGATTGTTGCTGCGAGTCGGATGCCGGCGGCGACGTCGTCGCGGATCTTGGAGTCGGGTGCGGCGACGGGGTTGTACTGGTTGAGCACTACGGTGGGTCCGCTGCCGTTGGCGTAGCTGCTCGTGCCGAGGGCCCACGTGTTGTTATCGGAGCTGGACACGCTGATCTGGGCTCCGACCTGGATCTCATCGGTGATGTCGTCCATGGTTCGGCGCAGGGACGGGATCTCGGCGCGCAGGCCCTGCTCAAGGCCGGACATGATCCATCCTCCGGCGGGCACGAGCAGGCGGCGGTCGTAGGATTCGGGGCCTTTGTGGGACGCGATCCAGGAGCCGATGCCGGAGACGAAGTTCTTGACGCCGGCGAACGCGTTCTTGAGGCCGTTGAGGAAGCCGTTGATGATGTTCTTGCCGGCGTTCACGAGCAGTTGGCCGGTGTTTCCGAGGGCACTAACGATTCGTGAGGGGATACCGCGGACCCAGGAGACGACGGCGTTGAATCCGCTTGTTACGGCGGTCTTGGCGCCGTTGGTGGCGTTGGTCATCGTGGTGCGAAGGGAGCCAGCGAGGCTGGCGATGGCAGCGATGAACCGGCCGGGGATTCCCCTGACCCAGTTGATGATTCCGTTCCAGGCGTTGGACAGGAACGTGCTTACGGTCTTCCACAGATTGCTCCACCAGGTGCTGAACGCTGTGCCGAGGCCCTTCACCTTGTCGATGGCGGCCTGCCACTTCTGGCCCACCCAGGTCTTTATGTTGTCCCAAGTCTTGGAAATCCATGCCCCGATGGAGTCCCACAAGCCATTCCACCAGGCCAGGAATGCTGCACCCGTCGACTGAATCCATGCGGTAACGCTGTCCCAGTTGGCGACGACGGCGACGATCGCGGCGATCAGCGCGGCGATACCGACGATGATCCAGGTGATGGGACTCGCAAGCAGCGCGGAGTTCATCACCCACTGGGCCGCCGCAGCCACGCCGAGCCCGACAGCGAGCGCCCCGAGCGCTACGACCAGAGCCTGCGTCAGCGCAGGGTGCTCCTGCATCCACGAGGCGACCGCCTGCATGGGCTCAACCATCCCCGCGAGCGCGTCCGACAACATGCTGAACACAGCGGACCCGAGGGGCTCAAGGGCGAGCTGGGCGTTGTTCTTGACCAGCTGCCACTGCTCGGCGAAGTCCATCGTGTCGGCGCCGACGCCGAGGATGGTGTCACTCGTGGCACCGGTAGCGCCGACAAGATCGTCGAGTGCGAGGGTGCCGGACTGGACAGCGCCCACGAACTGGTTGGCGGCCTTGGTGCCGAAGATTCCGGAGGCGAGATCGATCGCGCCAGCAGTGTCCCCTGCAGTGATCAGGTCCTGGATCTCACCGGTGACACGCCGGAAGGCCTCCTGCGGCTCCTCCCCGTCCTTAGCGAGGGTGACCAAGCCCCTGGACATGGCGGAGAGCGTCTGCGTGGAGTTCAGGCCAGCCTTGTCGAGAGACCCGACCAGAGCGATGGTCTCCTCGAAGCTGAAGCCCAAGTTCTGCATAGCGGGCGCCGACGACTGGGCGGCGGAGGCGAGTTCGTTCATACCGACGCCAGTGGCCTGCGACGTCTGGAACAGGGAGTCCATGGCCTGCTCGACGTTGGCGCCCTCGATACCGAACGCCGTGAACGCGGCGGTCGTGGACTGGATATCGACGTCCTGGCCGAGGATGCGGCCGGCCTCCAAGTATTGGGAAGCGACAGTTGTCAGGGTGTCGCCGGACAGGCCGAGCCTGGTGTTCAGGTCGGCGACCACAGGACCGATCTGCTCAAAGTTGACTGGCACCTGGGAGCCGACCTGCTTCGCGACGTCGACCAGACCATCCAGGCTCTGGCCGGTGGCGCCGGTCCCGACCCGGATGGTCTCGGTCATGTCGTCGAAGGTTTTCCCAATGTTGTACAGGCCCGTGCCGACCCCGGCGACCGCCGCAGCGACTGCTGCGGGGGCGAGCATCCGCTTCGCAGAGGCCAGCAGACCGCCGCCGAGCGCGCCGCCGGCCGCCTGCCCGGCCTTATCCGCAACTGACCCAGTGCCAGACAGGGCAGCGGTCATCTCGGATGCGATCTTGCCCTGAGAGCCCGCCATGGACGGCAGGATCGACAGATACGCCTGCGCGATAGACGCCTCACCAGCCATGCCCGATCACCTCCGAGCTACCCGTTCTCCCACCAGGACTTGAAATCGCGGATGGGTATAGCGCCCCTGCCGAAGTGCTTCTCCTCCGTCTTGGTCCCGGGCCGCTTGATCGGCTTAGGACGAGGACTCGGAGCCTTGCGGCCAGCGTTGGCGCGCTGCCAGTTACCGATATTGATACCGTCTGCGATCACTGCGGCCAAGTGCTCCAGCAGACCCCACAGAGCCTCCTCGCCCAGGACCGCACGCGAGAAGGAGCTGTCCCGGGGCGAGTAGGTGATGAACAGCCACAGGTCCCGCCAGGACAGGCGCTCCGTCCCGAGATCCGAGAGCCGGAGACCGGAGCGCAGCAGGTCAGCCTCGATCGGGTCCCTGTGGGCGCTCAGCTCTTGGCAGACGGCGAGGATTCCCCCAGGCCCACGCTCGACTCCTGCCGCCAGGCATCCATGAGCGCCCCGATCTGGTCATTGGACAGGCGCTCATACAGGCCGGGACAGTAGTGCTCGACGATCTCCCGCTGCAAGGATGTGGACTCCGCCATGGCGAGCGGCATAGCGTCTTTATCCTCATGCTGCTCAGCGCTCTTGACTCGCGAGGCCAGCACGGCCAGGCGCTCACTGAAGTCCGCGGAGATGTACTGCATCAGCGGCAGCGAGTAGACCTTCTTCGAGCCCGGAATCGTGAACTCGAACAGGTTCTGCTTGATCGACGCCTTCGCGGCGGGAACCCTAAACGGCATGAGTCTTTCTCCTTTCCGGGGTCAGCCGCCGACGACGGTGCCGTCGGTGAGAATGATGTAGATGCAGTTCCCCGCATCGTCGGGGTAGGTGGAGAGAGTCACCGGCCAGGTGATCGCACCTGACTTGGTGAAGGTGACCTCGCCAGCATCGGTTACCTGCCCGTCCGGCACCCAGATCAGGATCCGCCGCTCACCGTCCTTGATGCGGAACGCCCACGCCCGGTGAGGGTGCTCGTGGGCGCCGAGAGCGGCCGTAATTGTCTTCCCGACCTCCGCGGTCGCTTCCTCGACGTTGACGTCTCCGGCCCAAATGCGCAGGGACTCCTCGTCGGTCTCCAGGTGCGCCCAGGAGAGCGTGCCGTTGAATGACTCGATGATGCGGCGGACGAGGGCACCATTCCACTCGGTGATATCGGTGGTGTTGTACTCGGGTGTCAGCGTCAGACCGTCCGAGGAGATATAGCCAGAGTCCTTGTACCCGGAGAGCACGTCCAGGGCGTTAGCGGGCTTGGTCTGGCCGACATCATGGTTCAGGATCGCGCCGGTGGTTTCCTGGTCGGCAGCACCGACCATTACGTTCGCTGCTGAGACTGGCATGGGTATTCCTTCTTTCGTCAGGTGGTGGACATGCGGACCGCCACCTGGTAGGAGGCGGAGACTCGGTACAGGGCAGGATTCGTGGGGTCTGGGTTCTGGTACGGGCCCGCCAGCGTGGTGACGTCGTAGCAGGACGTCTCGCCGAGCATGGTGCCCTCGGCAGCGTGCACGACCGCGTCGACATCACGGGAGAGCTCGTCCGCGCCGACCTCGGAGGTCAGATGCCGGCAGTCGATCGAGACGGTAGCGACGTCGGTGACCAGATCGCGCCGGTGCCCGCCGACTCTCGTCACATGCACCGACCTAAACGAGAACTCGGTCGGCGTCGTGCCGGCCGTGCACTCCACCGCGAGCGCCTCAGAGATACGGGCCCGGATTGCGTCGGCGACGTCGATCGTGCGGATGCGCTCCATCATCGGGCTCCCGAGGCTGCGCCGAGCGCCCTTGTGAGGGCCTTGTCCCGCGCTTCTGCTAGGCGGGCCTCGTAGGTGGCTGCGCGGACGACGGCCATGGGGCGTGGTGAGCCGCCGTAGTTGGCGGTGTACTCCTCGACCTCGAAGCCCTCGCCTGCGGCGGAGGCGACGGCGCGGCCCATGGCGTTAATGCGGTCTCTGATCTGTGCGGAGTTGAGGATGCGCTGGAACTCTTCGTGGTTCCACTCGAAGCGGACTGCGGTCGCCACGGTTCATCCTTCCCAGTCGACGAGGTTGACGATCGTGTGGTTGAGCGCGCCTGTGGGGGACCGCCACTGCTGGCCGGCGCCGTCGGCGTGGTAGCGGGTGCCTGCGACCACGACGGCGTCGTGGGCGTCGATCACGGTGCCGGCGGGGAGGTAGACGGTCAGCCGGATGGTTGTGGCTTGGCGTGCGGCGAGGGTCTCGGCGGTGCCGGCGGGCTGGACGCTGCAGCCCGTGATCTCAGTGACCTGCGCGGGGTTGTCGTAGTCGGGGATCTGCTTGCCCCGCTCGGCACGCCAGGAGGGCGTGATGATGGTGACGGTGTCGGCCGCCCAGGCAGGCAGTGGCATCAGGGCCTCCGGATGGCGTAGGGGTCGAGGGCTAGACGGTCTCGGTCGAGGAGCGTGAGACCGCCGGCGACGCCGGAGGCGGTCGTGCCGTAGGAGATGGAGACTCCGCCGGCCTGCTCGTGAGTGGCGCCGGTGGGGGATGCGAGCGCCATGGCGGCGATCTGGCAGACGGTCTGGGCGACGTCCGGGGCAGTGTCGTAGCCGTGGCTGAGTGTGATGGTGATGCCCTGGTACCGGTCGGTCCAGATGCCGTGGCGGCGGCGGAGCGTGCCCAGCCGTGACCATTCGAGGTTGGTGAGCTCGTCGGGAGTCCACTCGTGGACCCGTGCGGCGGGGCCAGGCAGGCGCTCGGTGAGCGCGTCGATGGTCTTCACGCGCATGGTCGGTAGCTCGATGATGTCGGAGCCGGAGCCGTCCAGGACCAGGGTCTCGGTGATCACTGGTGCGATGTGCCAGCCGCAGTAGCGGCGGGCGGCCTCGGACGCTGCCTCCAGAAGCGTCTTCGCACGTGGGTCGGAGGCGGTGATTGCGCCGGCCGTGTAGTTGGCGAGCTGCTGCGGCTCAGCTAGCGGAGGCAGGGCCACGGCCGGTCACCGCCTTGCGGGAGGGTCTACGCGCCTTGTTAGTCGCGTCGGGGCGGGCTTGACCTCCACCTCGGGCCCCGGGGCCGGCAGGAGCCCGCGAGCGGCGGCATCGCGGTCGGACAGCAGAAGGGTCGTGCGGGTCCCGTTGACGGTCACGGCGTAGGGCGTGAGTGTCACCTTGGCTCCTTCCACAGGTGCGGATGCGGAGTGCTTACCCATGGGCTGGTACCTCCTCGGTAGGGGCTGGTGGCCGCCCCGGAGACGTTGCGGGGCGGCCACCAGCGGGTCAGGCCTGGACGGAGGTCTGGACGAACGCGGCGGGGCGGGTAACCCCGAACGCGAGGCGCTCCTCAGCGAGGATGGCGACCAGGTTGCGGACGAAGAAGTCCGCGTGGGAGTTCGACGCGGCGATCGTGGTCTGCTCGCGATCCCACAGGACGGCCTTCGTGAAGTCACCGACCAGGCCGGTGCCTCAGCGATCGCCTCGGACTCCAGGATGGGCAGGCCCCACAGGGTGCGGGGACCCATCGCGAAGGGGCCGGCCCCAAGGAACTTGCCCGTGTTGCCGTTCTCGCGGGCGAGGTCGATGGTCTCGACGTCGACGGGGGAGAGCATGACGGCATTCGGGGCGACGCGGCCGACGGTGCGGGCCTTCGTAATGGCGCGGCGAACGGAGGTGAAGATGTCCGTGTCGAATGCCTGCTGCTGGATGCCGGAGGTGGACAGGATGCCGGTCAGGTTCTCGCCGGCCCCGTCACCGGAGAGCATCTGCGTCTCCTCGGTCTCGGCCAGGTCGGCGGCCAGCTCCGCGTTGATCAGGTCCTCCAGCTGCTTGGCGTCTGCCAGGGCCCGGTTGGTGGCCGGCACCCACTCAGCGATGGTCTTGACCGCGGTGGAGACTCGCTCGAACGCCCAGGAGCCCTCGGGCTTGTAGCCGCCGGCAACGGTGTCCGCCGTCGGAGCCTCGGCAGTAGTTGCCTCGGGCACAGGGGCGGCCGCGTTGGTGTGGGCGGTCTGGCGGACGTACTCGACGACATCGGAGCTGGTGCGACGCCGAGAGACGACGTCCCGGAGCGTGAGCGGCCGACGGCCGAGCATCTCGATGATGCCGGAGTCCTCCGGCACGACGAACGCTCCCGCCGACGTGTCGCCGGCACCGGTGAACAGGCTCTTGACCTCGACCGGCGGGGTCTGGATCTGCGCACGCTCGGGGATGCGGGACCCGAACGTCTTCATGAGTTCCTGGTAGGCGTCGGACTTGACGAACGCGGCACCGATGTTCGCCCGCTGGGGGAGCGTGTTGGAGATCGCCCCGGTCAGGTCGACATCCTCAGCCTTGACACCCCCAAGCTCGCTGGCGAACGCCTTGACCTCGGCCAGAAGATCGTTGTCCTTCTTGACGGCCTTTGCCTGTTCCAGCAGCTCGGCGGCATTTGCCATGGCGGCCTTGTAATCGTTCTGTTCGGCGTCGGTGAGGTCCCGGCGCTCATCGATGGCCTTCTGCGCGATGTCCTGGGCGTCCTGAGCGGCCTTGCTGGCCGCATCCTTGAGCATGGTGAGCTTATCCATGATGATGTGTCCCCTTCCCTGGGATCAAATGGTGTCGATGGCCGCGAGCGCGGCTCTGGCTGCCAGGGCTCTTGCGGACACCGGAGCCTGCTGGTCCTCGCTCTTGCCCGTGCGGGGTCCTCGGGCTTGGCCTGCGGGGTGGTGCTGGCTTTCTCCTGGTCGTTGGGGTTGGGGGAGGCTTCGGCGGCGTCGAGGACGTCGCCGATGGCCTCCCATGCGGTGCGGAGGGAGTCGATGTGCTTCTGGCTAGGACGCGCCCGGATTTGAGGCTGTGGGTGAGGGCTGTCGTGGCGTCCTTGACGGCGACCACGGACGTGTCCTGATTCGCGCCCACAGGCACGAAGCTGAACTCGTACACCTTGAGTTCGCGTAGTTCGTTGGCCTTGGTGCCGTCGTCGAGGGTGACGGCGCCGGAGTCGATGACGTCGAAGGCGAAAGATAGCTGGGTAAGGCGGCGGCCCTTGACGAGCCGGTAGACCTGAGGGCCCTTGGGGGAATCGAGGTCGAAGGCGCCGTGCACCCACCAGCCGTGGTCGTCCTCGCCCATGTCGAGGGCGTAGGCGACCGCGTAGTCGGGGTCGTCCATGCGGTGGCCGTAGAGCCCCGGCAGGCTGTTTCCCGACTCCTTCCACTCCTTGATGGTGTTGGCGAAGGCGCCGGGGGCGACGACGTCGCCGTAGGCATCGGCTGTGCGCGTGAAGGTGGACGGGTAGACGAGGAACTCGCCCTCGGCGAGGTTGTCCTCGGGGCCGGCCTTGATACGGACGGGCGTGACCTTGAACTCCATGACGGTCCTTCCTCGGGTTGGTCAGGGGATGATGGTGGTGACGGTGCAGGTGCAGCCGGCGACCTCGTCTGCGCCGCCCACGGGGTCGCCCGGCCAGTTCATTCCGTTGCTGAACAGGTCGTCGACGGGGACGGTCTCCCCGTCCATCGCCGCGTGCGAGGCGCGCGGGTTACTGGAGGTGACGGTCCACATCTTCATCGCGGTGGCGGGGGCGGCCTGGCGGGCGACTTCGGTCGCCGCGAAGGTCGTCAGCGTGGTCGCGAGGGTGACTGCCGCGGTGTGGCCGCGGTCGCCGGTCGCGGCATCGAACACGTCAGCCGGAGACGGCCCGTCCTCGGCGTCGTCGCGGTCGAGGGCAGCGGCGATCGCGTCCCTGGTGGTGGAGTTGATGGCTCCGGCCCGGGATTCTGCGACGGCGCGCAGGAACTTGCGGGTTCTGGCGACGTCGTAGACGTCGGCGGTGAAGCCGAGCGCCTCCGCCGCGGCGGCCCCGACCTTGGCAGTGACATCCAGGGCCAGTGACTCAAGGTCGTCGGCAAGTTCCTTGTCCCACCGCTGGGTGTCCCACCAGTCGGGGGCCTTAGCTCCGAGCGCTGACAACACAGACGCCCGCTGCCGTCGGAAGAACCGGGTCAGGGTCTGCTCGGCCGCGTCGCGGGCCTGGCGGATCTGCTCAGCAGTCGGGGCGGCCCGGCGCGTGTCTGCCTTCACAGACAGCGGGGCCGCCTTGGCCTGCTCGTCCTCCTCGTCGCCGTCGTCGTCCGGCGGGTCCTCAGGCGCCGTATCACCAGCAGTCGTTGGAGCCGCGTCCCCGCCGGTCGTGGTGACCGACAGAGGCGTGATCAGCTCGTCTCCGCCGGGCAGGGCCGGCAGGTTGCGGCGTGCGCGTACCTCGTTGCGGGTCATGTACGGTCCGCCGGCGGCCTGGTAGAGCGACTGCGCCTCCTCGTCCAGCGATCCGCGGAGCTTCGCCTCGATATTGAACTCGACGTACAAGCGGCGTGTGGGCTCGATGTCGGGGATCAGCTGCAGGGCGATCTCCTGCTCGATCATGTCCAGCCATGGGCCGAGCGTGTCCTGGTACAGCTGCTTGTGCTGCTCCCGAATGTTCGAGAATGTCGCGTGGTCGAGGATGCCGACCATGGGGGCCGGCACGTGGAAGGCCGCCGCCACTTCCTCGCGGGTGAGCTTGCGGACCTCCACGTACTGCAGCTCGTCGGCAGTCTGAGCGACTTTGACGAAGGTCATGCCGTCTTCCAGGATCGGCGTGCCGCCGCCCGACGGCGCGTTGGCGCCCGTGTACTGCGACGCCCACGAGCGAGCGAACTTCTCCCGCGCCTCGTCGCTCCACCTGGCCGCGTCCTTAGGCCGCTGCAGGTAGCCGGAGGCGCGGGCGCCGTTGCGGAGCACCTGCGAGCGCATCCGGCCGGCTTCGAAACCCTCAGCCAGCGCCTGCCGGAGGGCCTCCATTGGAGGCGTGCCGGTCAGGTCGCCGTCCGGGCTGTAGCCACGGAAGTGCACCAGCTGGTCCGGCGGCACCTTACGGGAGCCCCGATCACCGCGGAGCTCGTAATACTCCGGCGCGATCCATGACCCGCCACGCGGAGTAACCATCCTGGCGGTACGCGTACTAGGCCGAAGGCGTCACCGGTACGAATCTTGAGCCAGTAGGCGGTGTCAAAAATGGCGATGTCATGGACCAGGTCATTCAGCAGCCGGTAGCGGGTCGTCCGCGGATTCGGGGCGGATAGCAGACGCGCCAGAGGATGATCCGTGACCCGGACACGATCGGTATCGGAGACGCGCTCAAACACGTGCGGGGACAGGCTGGCGATTGAGCGGGCAAGGAAGTCCACAACCGTGCGCACGGCGTCCTGGGTGCGCCAGATGTCCTCGTAATCCACTCGCCAGTCGTCCGTGACGGCCAGAGTCAACGATGGGGCCGAGATAGGGCGAGCAAGCGCCTGGACCGCGGAGGACGAGACAACGAAGGTCACGTTGTGTCACCCCGCTATCGGCTTCTGAATGAACTCGATCTCGCCGCGCTCAACAACGATTTCCCCGTCCGCCAGCTGAGGCTCCCGCCCCTCGGCGTAGATCGTCACGTTCCGCAGGAAGAGCAGCGGCCCCGACTGCTTCACCAGCGCGCCCGCGAGTGCAGTGCCGGTTTTGAGGTTGATAATGACGTTGGCGGCGATGAGATGGCGATAGGTGCGCACGTTGTCGTCCTTTCTAGACGTACATGACGCCGTCGGTGTCGTCGTAGGCAGATCTGGCTCGTCGTGTGGAGTGGTGAGGTAGCCGACTGCGGCGGTGGCCGCGATAAGCGGGGCGGCGTCCTCGGGAGAGCCCTTGCGGTCGATGACTCGGGTGTCGCCGACGTTGCGCCAGAGTGCGGTGCCGGCGGCGACGTCGAGGACGGGCTGCGGCAGGTGGTTTATGCCCCCGAGTGCTGTGGCTGCGGGGTTCTCGGTGCTTTGTGCCGGTAGTGATGCGGCGACGAGGTCCCACATGCGGCCGAACCAGGCGCCGAGGTTGTCTCCCTGCCAGCGGATGACGTTCACGCCGTCGATCTCCTCCAGGTCGGGGAGCAGGTAGATACGGGAGCGCCCTTGCCCTGGGCAACGACGGTGATCGGGTCGTCGGGGTTGGCTCGCGCGGCGAACCAGTCGACGGTGAAGTCGGTGCGTGGCAGCCGGGCAGCGATCTCGACCTGGGGAACGTCCCGGTTGTTGATGCCGGCCGCAGCGACGTATGAGGCGCTGCGGTCCCAGGAAACGTCGAGGCCGTAGACGACCTTCTCTGCGGGGATGAATGTGTCGGTGCGGAGGCCGGCCTCCCAGGCGCCTTCCATGAACGGTGGCTTGGCGGAGGAGGAGAGCCACTGGCACTGGACCTCGGTCATGAACTCGCCCGGCGGGTCGGTAGCGGCTGATGCCGCGATCGTCTCCTCGCGGATACCGATCGACCCATCCGCCCGGCGGTGGTTCATGGAGGGGTTGGACTGCGCCCAGGAGTCGCGGTCCCAACGGGACGCGCCGGGCGGCGTAGACCACTCGAACAGCCCCAGGGACTGCGCGAGGGCGTCGGTCTCGCCGTCATCGTCCAGCCCGTTGGTTGTGTCGTCCGGCGCATCACCCCAGATGCCGTCCGGGTCTCCGAGGGCGATGTGCCCCAGGCGCCGCATATGACGCAGGACGACGCTGGCATGGTCGCCGGCGTTGGACAGCGCCAGCACCAGCCCGGAGTCCTGTGCCATCGTGGTCTTCGAGACGGCGGACCATGAAGACCAGTCCTGGTGCTCGCGCAGCTCGTCGAACACCACCAGCTGGACGTGCTTACCGCGGCCGGCACGCCGCGACGTGGCCTTCACCTTGTAGGTCGCACCGTTCCACAGCTGTAATGCCTTCATCCCAGAGCCGAGTGAGATCCGCCGGACCTCATCACCGAGCTCGTCCACGAAGTCGGGATCGTCCTCATGCTCCGAAGGGTCTACAAGCGCGACGGCCTCGGCCCACAGCGCCTCCGACGTCTCCAAATCCTGCGCAGTACCCAGCACCGACCAGCCCTTGACGTACATCAAAAACAGGAGCACCACCATCGCGACCGTGCTCTTGCCGTTCTGGCGAGCGACAAGGGTCACGACGATGCGGAATCGGAGACGCCCGTCAGGCAGCAGCTCCAGCATGTGGATGCACAGCACCGTTGCCATGGCAGCAGGTGGATACCGAGCAGCTCGGCGAACTCCACAGCGGCGAAGCCCCAGGTTGTTTCCGGTGTCAGCGGGCGAAGCGGCGGCGTGAAGATCCTCGGCGTCTCACTACCCAGACGCACTCGCCAAACCTCCTCGCAACGCCTTCAGTCGGCCTTCTCCGCGTCGCTTCGGGCGGGCAGCATCCTCGGGGAGCGCTGCAGGCGTAATCTGAAGATCTGCGCATCCCTTCAAATAGGCGGGGATAGCGCCGAACGCGGTCTTCTGCAGCGCTTCAATACCTGCGCGCTGTGCCTCGTCGATCAGCCAGGCCAGAGTCTTGACCGCTTCACACGCGCCGCGGTACTTCCCGTCGTTCAGGTGGTCTGCCGCGGTGATCGACGCCGTCGTAGCGTCGTACATCGTGCCCCGACGTCGACGCGGAGGATGCGGAGGAGCGAACTCCGCGCCCCACCTACGGATCTGCTCCTGAGCGTCCTTCGCGGCCGCGAGCGCCGGGTTCTTCACGACCTGCCCCCGGGCATCCTCGACGGTAAGCCCCTCCTCGGAGAGGGCTTGGTGCGCGCGGCGTAGATGGTCGACGGCGTAGCAGTAAGCCTCCAGCCTGCGAGAGTCGAGCGTGCCAGGCTTTGGGTGGGCGGCGACGACGTCGCGCCACACCTGCGCGGCAACTCCGGTTACATGCTGAGGCGGCTCGGTGTCAGCCATCGGGACGCGCCTCCTCATGCTCGGCTCGGATCTGCGCGACAACGTGGCGGAGTGTCCGCATGGACCCCGTCCAACTGATCCGGTACGCGATGCCGGTTGCCTTCATCTGCGGGTACTGGGCGAGCACCGCCCGGATCTGATCGCCGACTGGACCATCCGCGAGCGCATCGCGCTGGTAGGCGGTCGGCTGGGAGAGATCCAGTGCCCGGCGCACAGTAGTGATGGTCGCGCCGAGTGATGCGGCGATCTCGCCCGCGGTTTTTCCCTGGGCGGCCAGCGCCCGGATCGCTGCACGGTCATACATTGAGACGCCACTTTTCGTTGCCATTCTGCGAAAACTGGGGGATACCCGCCCCAAATCCCAGTGGGAGAAGGAGCACTGCCGGCGGACTGCGCCGCCAACCCCGCCGTAGAGATTTCCGACCCCCTCCCCGCTCACCAGTCGCGCGAGCGAAGACCGAGCTGCGCGCCAGCGTCGGTCGCACCAGCTTGCTTGTTGCACAGCTCGTGCTCTGGCCACAGATTCGCAGGATCGAGACGCTCGTCAGGATGGTCCCGCCAGGACAGACGATGGCCGAGCTGGAAGGAGCGGGGGTCGCCAGGTGGAGCGTCATAGTCGATCGGCTGCCCACACCGGCGGCAGGGCTGGGGGCGGGCGGCCCGCATCTCCTCCCGCAGCCGCCGCAGTCGGCGGTGCCCACGAGACTGCACCATGGTCACCTCCGGGGGAGGGCGCATCGAGGGGGGCGGGGTATCGCACCAGGGGGGTGGTCCACGATGGGGGCCTCACAGGGGAGGGGGGCTGAAGCCTGGGGGGTGCCTACGATCAGGGGCATGCCCGACGCCAGCACCGATACCAGGCGCTCCGCTCCTGGGAACGCTACACAGAGCCACCGCTCACAGCAGCCGCTTTGGCGTTCCTCGTCGTCTACGCATGGGAGGTCATCGCGGATCTCCAAGGAGGCCAGCGAGCCACCGCCGAGCTGATACTCAACGGCATCTGGATAGCCTTCGTCATCGACTTCGGCGTGCGGCTCGTGCTAGCTCCCGACCGGAGACATTGGCTCGCACACCACCTGCTCGACCTCGCCGCCGTGCTCCTGCCGATGCTCCGGCCACTACGACTACTGCGCCTCGTCACGCTCCTCGGAGTCCTACAGCGCAGCGCAGGCACCGCCCTCCGAGGCAAGATCACCATCTACACCGTCGGCTCCGTCGCCCTGCTATCTCTCATCGCAGCACTCGCCGTGCTCGACGCCGAGAGGCACGTGCCCGGGGCGACCATCACGTCCTTCGGTGATGCGCTGTGGTGGGCACTGGTCACAATCACCACGGTCGGCTACGGCGACCTGGCACCCGTGACTCCGCTCGGCAGAGCCACCGCGATCCTGCTCATGATCGGCGGCGTCGCACTCATCGGCGTCGTCACAGCCACCCTGGCATCCTGGATCGTCTCGCTCGTCACCGAGGAGAGCGCCGCACAGGAGGCAGCCACCCGAGCGCAGGTCGAGTCCCTGCGCGAGGAGATCCGCGCACTCCGCGCCCAGATCGAGGCTCCCGGAGACTGAGAAGCCCCGGCCGGTGCGGCTCGGGGCTCGGGTGGCGGGGCGTACTGGTCCCGCTGGCAGTAGCGTTGCAATGATGACATCCGATGTCAAGTATCGGCGCGCTGCCGCCGGAAGCCGCCGCGCCGCCACCCGGCGAGGTGGGCGGCCGCCTCCATGGTGAGCACGTCCTCCCACGCCACCCACGACTGCCTGCCTACCCGCTGAGATCGCACCCGGCCACGGTGGACCCACGACCGCAAGGTGGAAGCCGACAGGCCGGGGACCCGGTCCAGTGCGGTGACGGCGGGGACCCACTCGGTGCCGTCCGGGCCAGTCACGGACGCGCCGGTCACGATGCCGCCCCCGCTGTGGTGGCCTGGGCTCGGGCCAGTGCGGTGGCCCGGGTGTGCTGCCAGTCCTCCTCACCCAGCACCCGCCCACAGGCAGGCAGGCTGCACCGCACGGTGGTAGAGGCGCCGGCGGTGGCGGGCGGGGACACCACCAGCGACAGGCACCCGCAATGCGGGCAGCGCACGTCCGTGACCCGCCGGTCCGGCTCGGCCATGGGCCAGCGTGCCAGCGCACGAGCCGTGGCGGTCGCCAGGTCGGCCAGCATGTCCCCTGCCCACGGCTGGGCGGTGATCCACTCCAGGTGCGGGGCCAGCCACTCCACCAGCGCCGCCGTGCTGCCGGGCTCGGCGGGGCCGATGGGCTCAGCCTCCCCGTCGGCGTCGGGCACGGTCCACCGAGACAGGCCCGACGGCGGAGAGACGATGCCGCGCTCGGCGGCGACCTCACCCGCCCAGGTCGCGACCACGGCGTGCAGATCATCGACGGCGACCAGGGCGGACGGGTAGAGCATCCCCTCACCTGGACGCGACCCCGAGCTGCCGGCGTCGGTGTGGCCCGACGGGGAAGACACCGACGGCTCAGCCATCAGCAGCAGGTGATCCACCAGGCCAGGCAGGCCCGCCACCGTCGCAGTCAGCCGGCCCACACACCACGGACACAGGCAACGCCCGTCCTCAGCAGGCCGCGGCAGGCAACCCCGGCACTCCACCAGCTGGCCGCTCGGGTCGGTGGTGGTGCCGTCACAGTCCGGGGCGTGCATGCCACGGATCGTGCAGCCAGAGACGCAGGAACTCATCGCCGCTTCCTTCTTCTGCGGGGCTGAGGCAGGCAAGCGCTTCCGTCCCGGCCCAGACCCGCCCCAGGCCCAGGCCCGGCGCCGTCCCGAGCCCGGACCCGACCCGTGCCCGACCCTGGCCCGTCCCTTCCCGGACCCTTCCCGAGTCCGTCCCGTCCCGACCCGGGGAGTACGTACTCCGGAGGCTGGGAGTTCGAACTGAGTTCGAAGTCAGTTCCGAACTCATGGTGAACTCCCGGTGAACTCAAGGTGAACTCACGGTCACGGCGTGGGCGTGGTGGCGGGTCCGTGCCTGGGTCAAGCTCGGGTGCACGGCGCGGAGGCCCCCAGTGCAAGCGCCGCGGCGGCGGGAGCTGCTGGCTGGCCGGCGCCGGGGCGGGAGCGGTCTCCGAGGCTGGCGAGGAACCCGCGGGCGCACCGTGATCTGCGGTGCCGGGGTTGCCGCCCTGGAGCCCCTTCGGACGCGCCGCCGCTGGCTGCGACGACGCCGGGGGCGTGCCCAGGACGGGGACCACCTGGCCGGCTTGATCAGGGCCGGAGGCGTCCACCTGCCTAATAGTGTCGGAGTCCGCCCCCACCGGGGCGTCGGCCGCTAGCAGCCCGCGCTCGACCAGGTGCTTGCGGGACCAGTTGCCGTAGTAGGGGCGGGCCGGGGGCGGCAGGAGAGGATTCTCCTGGTCCCAGGTGCCGTCCTCGTCGTCACGACGCGCGCTGTTGCAGCGAGCGCACGCGACCACGAGGGTGTCCACAGTCCCCGGCTGGCCGGGGACGCGGTGATCCAGAGTGGCCTTGCGGTTGGACATCTTGCCGGTCCAGTGCACCTCATGGTGGCAGTACCGGCAGTGGTCCCCGTCGCGCAGGATCACCGGCCACTTCAGGTTCGGGTCGGCGTTGTCGCGTTTGCGCTGCCGGTTCCAGTCGGCCTCAGCCTTCTTGATCAAGTGGATGAAGTCTGGGTCCTCGACCAGCTTCACCCCGGGAAGTCCTCCGACGTCGACGCGCTCCAGGAGCTTGACCTCGACGCACATGTCCGTGAGCGGTCCGGCGCGGCCCACCGATCCGGCGGCCTTGACCACCTGCCCCCAGTTCAGGACGTAATCGGTGGTGTACTTCGCCGACTCCCCGGACAAAGTCGCGATGAAGCCTCGCACCTCGTTCAACGTCCTATCGTCCGCGCCGGGCAACGCCATGACCGCGAGCAGACGAGGGTCATCAGCACGTGTCACCAAAGCGTTGCCAAGCCATCCAGATAGTCCATTCAGCCGAAGAAACACAACAACAAGAGCTACCCACACACGCACGGCGGGCCACGAGAACAGGTATGCGGCATCTGGTTACCCCCGCCGTAACCGCTGAGAGCTGGCAGCTGTCTGTGCCGCCTGCAGGGCCTGTGACAGCACGGTGGCGAGTGCGTCGCCGTCCAGGCCGAGAGTGCAGGCGGTGACGGCGGCCTGGAAGGCTGCGAGGGCCTGCATCCGGTCCGGCGTCGGCGGGTTGCCGTCCTCAGGGCCCGAGTTGATGCGGGTGTCCTCGGCGACCAGGCATTGGGCGAGCAGCTCCCGGACGTCGGCGAGACGCCGCTCGGGCGTGGTGCCGGCGTGGTCGATCTCGTAGATCGCGTCCTCGACACGGGTCAGGAACAACTCGATGTCCTGGGCGATGGTGTAGGCGCGGTCGCGGTGCTTGCCGGGCAAGAGGACGGCGATGCGGCGCAGGTAGGCGGCGTCGGGATCTGTCAGCCCCGCAGCGCTGCCCTGCGGGGCGGGCCGGTGGGTGGCGCCGAAAACGTCGGGCCTGCGCGGGTAGTACTCGCCCTGCGCGTCACGGATGATCCACTCCCCAGGGCGGGCTTGTATGACGCCCTCCGGGTAGTCGATGTTTAGCGTTCTGTTCAGAAAGACAGTCACTATGGTGCCTTCGGCCCAGTGTGCGATGGCGTCGGCGCTCTCCTCGCTGCCGTCGTAGCGGATGGCCTCGACGGTGACGGGGCGTTTGATGTAGCGGCCCGGGACGGTCATAGGACAGCCCTCCAAATGACGATGGTCAGGGCCGCGAGCGCGGAGACGACGACGGCGCCGAGGCCGGCGAGGATGAGGCCGCCGATGACCCGGCCCAGGATGTAGGCGGGTCCCTGGTTGTTGGGCTCGGGTGGTTGTAGTGCTGTCATGGCTGTGGTCCTTTGCTGGTTAGTCGGCTAGTTGGCTGTCTGGTGGTGGCGGTCGCGCTTGTAGGCGGCCAGCTCGTGCACGGTGAGGTAGACGCCGGAGACCGGGTGCCTGGCGACACGGCCCGCCCGGTAGATGTCCGACAGCCAGCACAGGGCGGTAGCCGCAGACAGGATCGCGGCCTCACGCGGCACCTGGGCACAGGCGGTCACCCATAGCGGTTGGGCGTGCTGGTCGAGCAGGCTGGACCACCACAGGTCCGATCCCGTGCCCGGGCCGGCAATGGAGTCGATGGCGGCCTCGCGGGCGGTGTCGGCGTCCAGGGTGCGCCACTCGCTGATGACGGCGGCCACCTGCGTAATCCGGTCCCTGGCCGCCCGCACACGCGCTGCCCCGGTAGGTAGGCCGGTGGTGGCGAGTACCCCGCCCAGGGCGATGACCCGGGCCAGGTACTCGGCGATGCCGGGCGCGTAGGCGGAGCGCTGCGCTCCGTAGTGGGCGACCATTAGGCCCGCACCGATAGCGTCGGAGGCGGCCACCCGGGCCAGGTACGCGGCCGGCGTGTCCTGGTTGGGCCACTTCCAGTAGTCGGGTGAGACCTGGGTCATGGCATCAGCCCATAACCGCTCGAAGTCACAGGCTTCCCTCATGTCAGCCGCCCGCCCTTCATCTGGTGGCGCTGGTGGCGGCGGGCCTCGCGGTACGCCTCGTGCTTGCAGATACGGCAGTCACGCTCGATGACAATGCCTCTGCCGGAGCGGCGGCGGTCACGTACCCGGACCCGGGCGGTGGCGATCGTCCACTCGTGGCCGTGCGCGCAGGTGTCGGGGCCGCCGTCGTCGGCAAGGCGCTCCAACAGCGCGTAGGCCACCGAGTCGGGCACCGGCGCGGACGAGGACCCGGCGGGGATCAGACCGGCCAGCTCTGCCGCCGTGATGGTCATGCCACTGGTCATCAGTCCGCGTCCTGACCGGTGTGGGCGACCAAGGCGAGGTCCTCGGCCGTGTCGACGACGCGGGCCATGGCGGCGTCGTGGCTGAGCGGTGAGGCGATGTCAAGCTCTTTGAGCCGGGACGTGAGAGCGCGGATGGCCTCGGTGGGGACCACGGACAGGCCCTCCAAGTCCTCGATCCCCGCGTCGGGCTGGTCACGCAGGAGAAGACCGACCTCGTCCCCACTGTCGTACAGCCGGTAGGCTCCCGCGCCGACGCGCAGGGCGAGCAGGCCGCCGATGTCTACGCTGCCCAGGTGGCCGTCGAGTATGCGGATGATCGGCTCGGTCGGCCAGGAGCCGGCCTCCGGCTCGGGTGCGGGTTCGGGCGGCACGACGACGTCGACTAACGCGTCGGACCAGCGAATGGTGGAGCCCGCGTGGAAATAGATGACGACGTGCTCCGCGCCGTAGTCGCAGACCCTCAGGATCTGCCGGGTCTCACCATGGTGGCGGATGAGGTCTCCCCGCTCCAGCTCGGCGGCGGGCGTGGGTCGGATGGTGATGGTCTCGCTCATGATGAGGTCTCCTGGGGCGTGTAGACGTGGATGTGGAAGGTGAAGGTGCGCTGGCCGAGGATCTTGGGGGACAGCCGGCCGGACGGCTGGAGGATCAGGCTGGCCAGGTGGCGGTCGTCGTCATCCGGTAGCAGCCCGGCCCTGATGAGGCCGTCGACCAGGGGCTTGACGGTCCAGTGCAAGTTGTGGATGTCGCGGCGGAGGCGGTCGGGGTAGTCGACGTCGATAACGACGCGCGCCCGGTTAAGGTGGGGGGCGCGCCGGTAGCGGGCAGTCGCCTCAGCCACCGTGCGGATCGCCCTCGTCTTCCGGTTCTTCTCGCGCCGGCTGTCACGGTTGTTGCCGGTCAGGACGTCGGTGGCCGCCAGGCGCAGCGGCGCCTCCCACGCCAGCACCCCGCGACTGGGGGTGGTTGTGTTGGTGGTCATGCTCCCGCCTCCTGCTCGTCCCAGACACTGGGCGCGTAGTCGGCCAGGTGCCGGCGGATGCGCAGCGGCTGGAGCCCGCCGAACACGTCCGCGACCAGGCCCACAGGGGTCATGGCGACCACCAATTGTGCAGACATGGTGCGGGCCTCGGCTGCCAGGCGCCGGGCCTCGGGATGGTCGGCCAGCGGGCGGGCCCGGTAGCGGGCCCCCAGCTGGTCCAGGAGGCGGATCACCTGCTCACAGCGCGGGCAGTGGTCCTTGACGTACAGGTCGAACCAGGGGGCGCGGGGGTCGTGGGTACCCATTCAGGACTCACCCCCAGCGTTGATGCGGCTGCGGGCCTGGGATGCCGCCCAGGAGACCAGCCGGTCCGCCCAGGCCGCCTCACGGGCCATGGCAGCCACCACATCCGACCCGGACGACTCATCAACGGTCTCTGCGGGCAGCTCCTCGATGACCTCGATCGGGTCGGCCAGGTCCCGCTCGATGCGCACGATCACCTTCATGCGGCATCACCGCCCTCGCCGGCGTCATCGGGGCCGTCGGGGTCTTGGCCTCTCAGGTAGTCGCGGATCTCGGCGACGAACGCGGCCTCGACGTCAGCTCCGGTGTTTTCGCCGTCGAGGTCGGGCAGGACGGCGTCCAGCAGCGGCTCCAGCAGGTCCCCCGCGTAGCAGGACACGTCCACGAAGGTGGGCAGTGTGAGCGGGTCCTGGGAGCCCATGGTGACCCCGAGGTAGGCAGAGCCCGGCACCACCTCCTCGATGTCGTTGGCGTCCAGGCGGCGGCGGGCGGAGTAGCCCCACACCAGGACCGTCTGATCGCCGCCCATGACCCCGAGCCGGCACGACAGCGAGTCACCGACCATCGCGGCGGTACGGCCCATGGCGGTGGCGTCCTTGGCCCACAGGGCCACGTGCCCGCGGGCCACGAGCCTCGCCTGGGAGGCCTGCACCAGCATGGCCGCCGCATCAGCCCGCTCGGGGTCCAGGGGCGGGGGGTCGGTGCGCACGGTGACCTGGCGGCCGCCCCACAGCACCCCCGCCTCACGCACCGTCAGCGCCAGGTTGGGCTCGTCCACGATGACCTCGACGTCCTGGGCGTCGGCGTGGGACAGCACGCCGATCAGGTCCGCCAGCACCGGCCGGGTCACCCACACGTCCGGCACGCCGTCGTCGTCGACGTCGACCACCAGCGCCCGGGTACACACATACCGGGCCCGGTCCTTCGCGACGGCCAGGCACAGCAGGTAGTCGCCGGCGACGGTCAGGCGGGCTACACCCACCCCGACCGGCCGGTCCTCATCTCGCTGACTGGCCGGCAGGTGCGGCACCAGGCCCTGCAGCGCGCCCAGCAGGCCTGCGGCCCGCACGGTCAGATGCACACTGCTCATCAGTCCTCGCCCTCCTTCTTGTCGTCGGTGTCTTTGTCCTTGAGCCCGTCGATCAGCTCCTGCTCGATCGGGGCGGGCTCGTAGCCCCACCGGGCGAGGGTCGCCAGGTGGGTGGCGAGCATCCGGTCATACCCGTGGCCGGCGGGATCGTCCTGCCGCCAGGAGTCGCGCAAGACGGTTCCCTCCATCAGCGCCAGCGCCCAGGCCAGCAGCCCCCGCTTCGCCTCCCTCACAGATCCAGCGGCATCCCGGTCCAGGCCGGCAGGGGACAGCCCGAGGTGCTCCAGGCCCTTGTCCTTAGCCATGCCGGTGACGTTCATGTGCGCGTAGCGCACCATTGCCAGCACGTAGCCCAGGGCGTCGGTGGGCAGCACCCGGCGGGGCAGCAGCTGGTCGCGGATCCACGCCCGCCGCACCCGGTTAGCGGAGTCCATGTCCTCGTTGCGCCGGCGCACCCGGGCGCGCTCGGTCCGCACCTGCTCGTCCTGCGGCCCCGACGTCGCACCCGACGACGGCTGGGCGTACTTGTTGCGGTGCCCGTGGGCCGCCCAGTCCATGCACCCGTAGAAGGCCACCTTGTAGCGGGGGCCGGGGTCATCGCCGTGCAGCGACTTGTAGTCGTAGTCGATGACGGTCACGTGCCCCGGGCAGGAGACATGCGAGGCCTCATCGACCGGCTCACCGTGCTCGTCCAGCAGGTCCAACAGGGGCCGCGCCGTACCGGCGGCCTTGGCGAACTTCTCGCGGGTGATCACGTGGCGGGCGCCATTGGCCAGCAGCTCATCCGTGCACTTCTGGCGCGCCCGGGCGCACAGGCCGTCCCACTTGACGCGATCCACAACATGGTCCACCTGCTCGGGGTGGGCCTCGATCTCCTTGACCGCGTCCGCCAGCGCCTCCGGCGAGGCTGCCCGCTCCGACAGGGTTGCGATCTTCCCCAGGACCGTCAGGTCCATGTCCTTCATGCGGCGCCCCAGGTCGCGTACCGGCTCTGCGGCGTTGGCGATTGCCCTGGCGTTGATCAGCTCGGTGTAGCGCACACCGCGGCGCTGCAAGTCCTTGCGGGGCATGCCCAGCAGCATCAGCTGATGGATCGCGTCCGCCCGCTCGGTTGGCAGGGTGTGGGCGTGCTCGTCGTTCTCCACCAACTGCTGGCTGATCCGGTCAGCGTCGTCGGCGGGCTCGACAATCAGTGCCGGCACCAGCGTTAGCTGGGCTTCCAGGGCGGCGGCTAGGCGCCGGTGACCATCAAGCACCACCAGGCCCGTCAGCGTCGGATACACGTGCAGATCCCTCAGCACTCCCATCTCCGCGACCGTCGCGGTGAAGCGCTCATCCACCCGCAGGCCCGGCGGATATTCGGCCCCGCCTCCAGCAGGCCCGGCTCGACCATGACCCGCTCACCCGGCACCACGTTCCCCAGCGGGGAGCGGGCCTCAGCCTCCGACAGCACACGCACACCACCAGCGGGCGCGCCGGCGGCCGGGGCCGGCTGCGAGGCCGGCATGATCCCGAGCTCACGCAGCCGGGACAGGTCGTAGGTCGCCGGCATATTCGGCGTCGCCGCCACCGTGACGGTGATCCAGCCGGCCTCCAGCAGCCGGTCCAGCACCCGCCGCAGAGTCCTGGGCGACAACCCCGTCGTCGCCGCGAGAGTCGCCTGGGAGACGCACACCGTCTCCTCACCCGCCGGCGCGGCGGCAAGCAGATGCTCAGCCACCATGCGTGCCTGCTCGTCATCGGCGTCGATCGTGGGCGCGGTCTTGTCCCGCGTCACCTCTGTTGCCGTGGTCATGTGAAGAGTCCTTCCTGGGCGGGCGCCTCCTGGGCGCGTAGCTGTCTGCCGGTGGTCAGGTGGCGGCTGGTCTGTCCGGTCGGGTCGACGGTCAGGCGCAGCGTCGCGGTCAGGTAGGCGGCTGCCCACGCCACGTGGTCCTCCACCGCCGGTGCAATGGCGGCGGCCTCGGCGAGGGTCTGGGCGACACCGGCCGGGCTGCCGGTCGCGGCGGCGGACAGGGTGTTGAGGGTCAGGCGCAGGGCTTCGCGCTGCTGGTGGTCTGTCATGGCCATCCACGTCTTGCGGCGCGGCCCGGCTGAGATGTTGTTCGCCGCTGCTGTCATTAGCGCACCTGTCCTTCGGTGGGGTTAGCGGCGCATTTGTCGGGTTGGTCGTCTGCGGTGAGCATCAGGCCGGCGCCCAGGCCACCGAGGCCCAGGGCCAGCAGCGACAGGCCCGACATCGCCGGCGCCCGCCCCGTCACGGCCAGCCACGCTTGCACGCAGCCGACAATCACGCCGGCGCATAGCAGCAGCGCGCCCACCGTGATCCTCCGTTCCGTGCTCATTGGGCCGGCACCTCCTCCATGACGTTGTTGGTGAGCGAGTTCAGGTAGTTGGTGGTCTCCTCGCTACGCCGTCGTCGGCGAGGAGCCAGTCAGCCAGGCCCCATTCCGCGGTGCGGGCCACGTCCCGGAGCACGTCGACCAGACACTTCCGGTCCGCCTTGTGGCGGGGCTTGTAAGATTGGGGTCGAGCCATTGGTTGTTTTCCTTTCTGTGGCTCACTGGCTGCCAGCAATGCGACTGCTGGCAGCCGTTTCTTTTCGGGGCCCGGTTCATCCGTCGAGGCGGTCCGCGAGGCCGCGCAGGATGCGGGCGAGCTCGCGCGGGTCCGTCATGGCGTCGTTGTCCGCCTCGACGTTCGCGAACACGTCGCCGTCATCGCGCACCAGCCGGACAGTGAATGGGGCGGCGTCAAGCACGACGACGGCGTCCTCGCCCGTGGTGGGGGTGGGGTGGGCGGGGCCGGCACAGCTACGAGACGCCAGCCCCGCCCCGCACCCAGCGCCGCACGGCCGGCAGGAGTCAGGCCGGCCGGCGGCGGGGTGCACCTCCTCGGTGGCCTCATCCCCATCACCACTCACCGAGGAGGTGGCCTTCTTTTCCCGACCCGGGGCCGGGGCCTCCTCGGTAGGCTCCGCACCACTGACCCCGTCGGCACGAGAACCGACGGCGGAACCCACCGAGGAGGAGACAACATGGACACCGGAATCCTCAGCGACGTCCAAGTTCTGATTGACGACGTTCCCATGCGGCTCAGCATCGAAGCCGCCCGCTACCTGCCCGTCGTCATGCGTACCTGCCGTAAACGTCAGGGGTTCTTCTACGACGACGGCGTTATCCGAGAGTGGGTCGCTCACGTCCCCAACGGCGGGCGGCACTCCGACATCACCTTCGTCTACGACGGCGACCTCGCCCCCAAGATCCCGCCGGCCACCCGACGGCTTGAGGAGGAGGTCGAGCTGTGGATCGACGAGTGCGACCGATCCCAGGTCAACCCCGTCCTCTGCCTGCTCGACGACGGCAGTGTCCTTCTTGACGAAGACGACTCCTGACGACGGCTCGACCTCGAACCACACGAGGCCGTTGGCCGCGTCCACGTGCAGGTGCAGGCGCCCCTCATGATTAGCGACCAGGCACGAGTCGCAGCACACGCGGCCGCGGGTAACCACCTGCACCAGCCGGTCGACCGGCACGGACTGGTGATCACCACAGCAGGCACACGGCACATCAACCATGCCGTCCTCCAGCACGACGTAGATCGGTTTGTCGAAGAAACTCGGCTTGGACATCACGCGACCTCCTCGTCGGAGGAGCGGTGCGTGGCCGGGTCCTCATCCCCGGACAGGTGCCGGGCCGCGTCGTCTAGCGACCAGCACGAATCGCACACGGCCTCGTGCTCCAGGAGGGCCTCGACCGGGACGTCAGCGATCGCCGCCCCGACATTGGTGACGGCAGCGATGCCGTGCGCCTCCGCGGCGGGCGACCCGTCGACGTCGACGGCGGGGGACGGCTCCGCGAGCGCGGACACCGCAGTCGTGGTGTGGTCGGTGATCTCAGCGCGGGAGATCAGATTGGAGACAGTGGTGCCGAGCGCGGAGGCGATGGCGGCAAGCTCTTGCAGTTCTAGCTTGCCGTCCGCTACCAGGCGGCGTTGCAGGGTGGCACGCGGGATTAGAGTCGTCTGCGCTAGGGAAAATACAGACATCCCCGCAGACTCCATATCGGAGGTGATGACCTCGGCAACTCGACCGGGTGGAGGGTTGGTGACCATGACAGCACCATAGGTGCCCAGTTGGGCACCGGACAAGCACACACCTATTCCGTTATCGAACTGGCACCCCTGGTGCCCAATGTGACACACTTGACCTATGGCTACTCGTGACAAAGACCCCTCGATAGGACTGAATGCCGCAGTCGCAGCTGAGCTGCGCGCCGAGCGTGCGGCCCAGCAGCTCACCGTGGAGGCGTTAGCGGGACGGTCCGGCATTCCGAAGCGCACGCTGCTGCGGCTGCTGAATGCTGAGCGAGCGATCAGCCTGGATGCACTTCAAGCCCTGGCGGACGCATTTGGGTTGCAGATGTCTGCGCTGATCACCAGAGGAGAGGAGCGCCTTTCCCGCGAGCGCGAGCGTGACGTCGCTGAGCTGGGGAAGCGGCGTGTCGATTGGCTGGAGGGACTGCCGCCGGAGTGGGAGCTCGCCGCGCAGGTTGAACCTGGCGCTGAGCAGGAGGCGGAGGAAGGCATGGAGCTGCCCTAGCAATCGTGTCGTATGGCTGGGCTAACGTGCCTGGACATGAGCCGACCAACGATGGATGCCCTGCTCGACGACGCTGCCGAGCAGGGCATCATCGTGGATTGGGTGAATCGCATGCCGGCCGGGTTGCGGGGCGCTACCACCTGGTCACGCGGACCATCGTCCTGCAGACCGGGATGCCCGACAGGCTCGCTGTACCAACGCTGATGCACGAGCTCGCCCACGCAGACCGCGGGGACGACGGACACCAGGACGGCGTAGTCGAGGCGCATATCAACCGCCTCGTCGCATGCAGACTCATCGCCTCGGACGCCTACCGCCGAGCTGAGGCTGAAGTGGGTCCGCACCCAGGCGCGCTGGCCGTCGAGCTCGACGTCGCGCGCTGGGTCGTCATCGCCTACCAGAGCACCCTGCGTTCGACTGTTACAAGGTTGTTGTGTGATGGCCGCTCAAAACCATCCGGTCAAGACTGGGGTGGCGCAAGATATGAGCGATCTAGAACCTGCTCGTGACAACGAGCGTCGGTTCGACCTACTCCCCACGGAAAGAACCTCTCCCCATGAGCGACACCACCCCGCCTGCCCGCGTCCCGTTCTGGAAGAACAAGCGATTCTGGGTCATCGCTATCCCGGTGATCCTTGTGCTCGGGATCATCGGCTCCTTGATGGACGACGGCGAAGACAAGGCCGCGACCGAGCTCAGCACCCCTGCCGCCGTCACGACCACGACAGCGGCGGAAGACGTCACGACCGAGGCTGCTCCCGAGACCACCGAGCCTGAGCCGGAGCCAACCGAGACCGAAGACTCCGACGCTCTAGACGCTGTCTACGCGATGACCGCTTGCGAGATGTACGGCGAGCAGGTCTACCCCTACGGATTCAAACTGCACTCGATTCTCGCAAGCTTGCCGAGGAGCAGCGAGAGGACGGCTCCTGGTATCTCAAGTACGAGGTGACCGTTACCAACGAGTACAACGCCGAGGCTGACGGCAACATGGAGTGCTACGTCTCCGGCACCAACGACGCGCCGGTGATCGACGACTTCCTTGTCTACTAGCCGATCGATACAAGCCGCCTCAGATACCGGTGAGGGGTACGCCAGGCTTGGCCCCGCCACCACCCAAGCCGACATAGACAAGACACCTGCGGCACCAGCCAGGCCGGACTTCGACTGGGGCGACTAAATACCGCGTCCTCTGGGCTAACCGCTACAAGAGAGAGCAAGCCCGGAGGACGCTTGACAGCCGAGACGACGATCTGTTGCCGCTGGCTCGTTAGTCGAAGAGCGCCGGTTGCTCGTGTGGATGATGCACATCAAGTACTTGCAGAATCCAGTATCGGCGGCGCGCTCTTTGATGCTTGGGCGGATAGACGATCTCTACGACCGCGTCAATCTCGTCATCGGCCTGGAAGGAGGTGGCATGTGATGCCACGTCGCTGAGGAAGTCATCATCTTCGACCATTGCGGTGAACTCTGTAGGAAGCCCGCTGACGGAATCGGTGGTTTCGAAGCGCCATGGCCCATCATCGAACGATAACCTGAGCACCTTTAAGCGCATCTGCTTCACCTCAACAGTCTCGCCTTCAAACTCCGGAAGAGGCTCGAAGAAGGCGCGGTCCGCCGCAGTAATCTCCTCCGGGTCATCGGCCCCTACCGTCACTGAGGTAACTCCTGGCCGAGTAGTTGGACGCGTGAAGTCACGCGCGCCGTTGACGAAGACATTCGAGGACGAGACATTCAAAACGATGGTCGGTTCTGTGAGTTGCTGACCATCATCCAGTGTTGCAGTCTGCATGCCCTTGCCGACATCTTTGCGTTCGACGATCTTGCGTCCCCGCAGCTTCTTCAACACAGCAATAGGCATCTTAATCAGAGAGCCGAAGGTTACCCCGGTAACGCCTACCGCGGCACCTAGCGCGGCGACATCCTCACTTAGAAACCACTGCTTCACAGCCTCAACCCAGGTGAGGTCCATCGTCAAAATCAGCTCGGTAGCAAACGAGCCCTGTTCGGTAGCGGTCACTCGCAGGTCGATGTTCTCAGCCTTCGGAGCGGCCTCCCGAACAACCGCCTGGACCATCTGGGAGTACCCCATGAGTGCGCGCCCGTAGTCACCGGCCGTCATCGTGCCGTCGTCAACGGCTTCCCCATGGAAAGCGAAGACGACCTCTTCCTTGTACGTCTTCTTGACCATGCTCCGATCCTCCCAGACTCCACCGACATCATCGTCGAGAACAGGCTGTTCCTCTACGGGAGACTGAGATGGCGGCGAGGGGGCCATAAGGAGACCTCGGGGGGGACGTGCGGACTCCGTGAGTGTTCACGGTCGAGTGATCGCATACTAACGGCGTCCCGCATCGTCTGCCGTCATCTTGAACTATGCAGTCAGGCGCTCGACGTCGGCGCGGCGTACCAGGCGGGCGGTGCCCAGGACGGGGGAGTAGATCGTCAGCTGGCCCCGCTCGGCCAAGCGGAGCACGGGGTTCACAGAGGCGACACCGAGCAGCTCGGCGGCCTCCTTCAGGGTGATGCACTCCGACCGGGCGAGGTCGGTGGGGAAGGGCTGGGTGGCAACGGGCATGATGTTCTCCTGTCTGTCGTCTAGTGCGTCTAGCGCTTGCGCTGCACAGTAGACCATCGCCGATCCTTTCGTCTAGCGCTACGCGCGCTATCGCTATCCGGTTGTTGCGTCTATCGACGCACTAGCTCGCTCACGCTCGCTCGCGAACGCTGGACGACACTAGACGCCATGCGCTACCGTCTTGCGCATGGCCTCACCCACACTCGGCACGCTCATCCGCGCCAGCGACCTCACCTACCGGCAGATCGCCGAACGCGCCGGAATCTCCAAGCCCAGAGTCGGACAGCTCGCGCAAGACGCCTTCTCCCAGTCCCCAGCCCCCAGGACCGTGCGCGGCCTCGCCATCGCACTCGAAGTCCCCGAAGCGACCATCCGCGCCGCAATCCGTCAGACCATCCGCGGCACCGACGATGCCGAGGCCGAGGAGATCGCCCTACGCTTCGCCGCACTACCCGCGCACCAGCGCGCCGTCATCGTCTCCATGATCGACGCACTCGAACGGGCGAACCGCCCATGAGCAGACCGCCCCTGCCCGTAGGCACATGGGGCAGCATCACCATCAGGCGCACACCATCGGGCCGCTGGGAGGCCCGCACCCGCTACCGCGACTCCGACGGCGTCACCCGCCTAGTCGGCCGAACCGGAAGCAGCAAGGGCGCTGCACGCAACGCACTGACCTCCGCGCTCGCCAACAGGCAGACACCCGGCGGCGACACCATCACCGCAGACTCCACCCTCACCGCCCTGCACGACGCCTGGCTGCCCACCACCGAAAGCAAGGCAGCCGGCACCCGACGCCTATACGCGGAATCCTGGAAGAACGCCGTCGGCCCAGCCATGGGCAACCTCCGCATCCGCGAAATCACCACCCAACGCGTCCAAGGCCTCATCGACACACTCGCCACCCAACGCGGCTACTCCGTCGGCATCCGCGCCCGCACCATCCTGTCCGGAATGATGGGACTCGCCGTCCGCTACGGCGCCGCAGACCACAACCCCGTACGCGACACCATCAAGCCCCGCGAGCGCAAGAAACCCGTCGTCGCCCTCACCGTCGAGGAGATCAGCCGAGTGCGCGCCGCCCTACGCGCCTACGAGACCAGAAGCAACTCCAAGGCCGACGTGGCCGACGTCGTCGAGATCCAGCTCGCCACCGGTGCCCGCATCGGGGAAGTGCTCGCACTGCGCTGGGAAGACGTCGACCTTGCCGCAGGCACCGTCCGGATCACGGGCACGGTAGCCCTCGGCGTCGAAGACCGGCGCCCCTTCCGCCAGGACCACCCCAAGACCTCAAGCAGTGTGCGTACCATCCCGCTGCCGCGCTTCGGCCTGACGATTCTCCTCGAACGACAGGCCCGTGCCCATGCCGGCGACGTGCTCGTCTTCCCTTCCGCCCGCGGCACGGTCCGCGACACCAATGCGCTGCGCAAGTCCTTGTCCCGTGCCCTCGAAGGCACCGGCCTCGAGTACGCCACCGCAACCCACGTGTTCCGTAAGACCGTCGCCACCGTCGTCGACGACGCCGAGGACGCCGCTTCCCTCCTCGGACACCGCGACAGCGACGTCACCCGCGAGCGCTACCGGGTCGCGCCGCCGACCACCGTGAACGTCTCGGACCAGCTGGACGCGGCGTTCGGAGATGGATCTCACACGGCCTAG